TGTCACGATATGGGCTTATCTTGGAGTAAATCTCTGGATAAACTTAGGAAGGCCACGATTAATTGGATCATGGAGCCATTAGGTAAGAATACCTATGGCGATAAATATTTAAGCAAAAAATTTTGGCTGGATTCTAGCGATAATCTTATGTATAACGGCAAAGCTCCAGAGCTTTCGGAAACTAAGTCAGCACGAATGCCTGCCTTCTTCGAACACAGCAATGTCAACCTACCCCAATACTCTTGAGTCAATACTCGGACCAAACTTAGAGTCAATCCTCGCTGAACTTGAGGAAATCTACCCACCAACAAACCCAAATCCTAATGAAAACATGGAAACAATTATGTATAAAGCTGGACAACGGTCAGTTGTTGAGTGGATAAAAACAAGAATTAGTGAGGAATGATAAATGGCAGTTACAATTACACCATCTGATTATTACACAAACCTTGCAAATCAGATTACAAGTGCTTATGGACCCCAGAATAACACCCCATTCGGTAATATAAACTGGTCAGATTATGGAATAACTAATGCTCTAAGAGGAGGTACTGATTCTGATATTACAAGTAATATACGATCTTTATATAGAGCTATAAATAATTCTTATTTAGATGATACATCTTTAGCTCACTGGTTAGACGCTATTAAAGAAGGTGGTAGAGATGCAGGAGACTACTCAGGTCTTGCTAATACTTTATCAGCTGCAAGAGATCGAGATAATAGATATTTCGATAACGGAGTTTTTAATCAAGAGTTAGCACGTGGAGATATTAATAGAATATACAATGAACAACTTCTTCGTAATGCAACTTTTGGAGAGGGTACTGACAAAGATGCAGACTACTGGGTTGATGAATTAAAGAGAGGACAGTCTATTGCTGATGTTATACGTGGTATTCGGAGTGGTTCAGAAGCTAAAAATCAATCTTTAGTTGCAGATGCATTAGGCTTTGGTACAAAAGGTAGAGATTCATGGACAGCAGATGAACAAGCATTAGTAGATAAATATGTATTGCCTGGTGGTATAACAACTGCAGGTTTTGATAGTCTTGGCTTAACTGCAGGTGATCCAACTTGGTCTGGATCAGTAACAGACCAAAATACTATCGCAAATACTTTAGGTATAAACGCAGCAAATCCTACATCTACTTCTAGTCCTGACATACTTAATACGCACACTGATCCTTATGATGGTGCTGATATTCTGGCTGGATTATTAAACTTAGATACTAGTGCAGCTGATCTTATTAGTTTACCTAACAACACTATAAGCGGAGCTGGAGGTAACGATACTCTAACTGGAGCTGTAAACACCGATACTCTAACTGGAGCTGTAGGTAACGATACTATAACTGGAGCTGTAGGTAACGATACTCTAACTGGAGCTGTAGGTAACGATACTCTAACTGGAGCTGTAGGTAACGATACCATCACTGGAGGCGGAGGTGGCGGCGGCGGTCTAAGTGCAGCCGACGTAAATAAAATGTTTGACAAGAGAATGCAATCGTTGTTTTCAAACAACTGGACTCCTTATGGATACGGTTGGGGAGGATTTAATACTGGAGGTATCGCTATTAACAGATCGAATGCTTCTAAAATGGGAGGTCCATATGCAGGTAATAAGTCTTCATTTGGTAGACAAGGATATCGCTTAGCAACAACACCACGAGGTTCAAATAGTTACTAATTAAAATGACTGCAAAAACTAGATACGATTATTTATCAAGCGAACGTACCCAGTTTCTAGACGAGGCAGAGCAAGCATCGGAATTAACTCTTCCATATTTAATCATTAAGGATCAATACACCAAGGGGATGAGACATCTCCCTACACCTTGGCAGAGTGTTGGAGCAAAAGGTGCAGTGACATTGGCGGCAAAGCTTATGCAATCAATGCTCCCTGTTCAAACCAGCTTCTTCAAGCTACAGGTAGATGAAAGTCAACTTGGTGAAAGCTTTAGTCCACAGATTAAATCAGAACTAGACTTATCTTTTGCAAAGATTGAACGCACAATCTTAGAAGCTATTGCAGCATCTAATGATCGTGTCGTAGTGCATGAAGCTCTCCTACATTTAGTTGTAGCAGGTAATGCACTTATCTTTATGGGTAGGGATGGTCTGAAAGTTTATCCGCTTAATCGCTACGTTGTAGAACGAGATGGTAACGGCAATGTGATTGAAATAGTCACGAAGGAAACTATTGCAAAGAAATTAATTGAAGATCAACTACCGGAGGATGTACTTAAGCAGTACGACACAGTGGTTGATGGTTCTGATGACAATGTTGAAGAGTGCGATATCTACACCCATATCAAACGAGACAACAACAGATACGTCTGGCATCAGGAAGTACACGGAGTAGTATTAGAAAAGTCCTACGGGAAAGCACCTCTAGATGTAACACCTTGGATTCCATTGAGATTTAACTCAGTAGATGGAGAGGATTATGGAAGAGGTAGAGTCGGTCAGTTTATTGGCGACTTAAAATCATTAGAAGCACTGTCCCAAGCCTTAGTGGAAGGGTCAGCAGCTGCAGCAAAAGTTGTGTTCACAGTAAGTCCTAGCTCTACGACTAAACCAAGTACCCTTGCTAACGCAGGGAACGGCGCAATCGTGCAAGGTAGACCTGATGACATAGGAGTCGTACAGGTGGGAAAAACCGCTGACTTCAGAACAGCATTTGAGATGATGCAACAACTAGAACGTCGTATTAATGATGCGTTCTTAGTTATGCAAGTCAGACAAAGCGAACGCACAACAGCTGAAGAGGTACGCCTCACACAGATGGAGTTAGAACAACAGTTAGGTGGGTTATTCTCATTACTAACTACAGAGTTCTTACTACCATATCTAAATAGAATACTTAATCAATTTCAAAAGACTGGAAAGATACCACGTCTACCAAAGGATGTTGTTAAACCTACTATCGTAGCTGGTGTTAATGCACTAGGTCGTGGTCAGGATAGAGAAAGCTTAGGTCAGTTCCTAACAATCGTATCTCAGACAATGGGTCCAGAGGCAGTACAGCAATACATAAATCCAGAAGAAGTTATTAAAAGACTTGCAGCTGCACAAGGTATAGATGTATTGAACTTAGTCAGATCAATGCAAGAGATACAAGGTGAACAACAGCAGCAACAACAAATGGCTATGCAACAACAACAAGCAGATAGATCTGCAAACTTAATGAAGGCTCCAATCATGGACCCATCTAAGAACCCTGCATTAGCTGAAGAATTAGCACCACAAGAAGGTGCTCCTACACCACCTCAATAAATGGCAGAAACACTTACATATGATGCTGGTACTGATACAGTTACCACAGAAAACAACTTAAATGAAGACGAGCAAAGCTCACTTGTACAAGGTGAGGAGATGGAAGCTCAGGAAGAGCAACTATTAGCTGGTAAATATAAGGATGCTCAAGAATTAGAGGCTGCCTATAAGGAACTCGAAAAAAAATTGGGCGAAAAATCTGAAGAGGTTTCAGAAGAACCAAGTTCAGAAAAGGAAGAAGAGACAGAGGTCGAAGATGTACCAGAGGAAGAGACTGAAAATATTATTGATAGAGTCTTTGAAGCAGGTAAGAACAATCAATTAAATGATGACTTACTGAAAGAACTAAAAGGTACAAGTCAAGAAGACTTGGTGAAGATTGCAATAGATTTAAAGAAGCAGCAATCACAAACACAAGCTCAACAATTAACAGATGCAGATGTAACTAAGTTAAAAGACGTTGTAGGCGGTGAGCAAAGTTATAATCAGATCATGTCTTGGGCTCAGGATAATATCTCAGAGCAAGACATCAGTATGTTTGATGCTGTTATTGAAAAGGGAGATCCACTAGCTTGTTACTTTGCTGTTCAAGCACTTGCTTATAGATATCAAGAAGCGACAGGTAGGGATGGTCAGATGGTTACAGGTAAAGCACCTAAGTCAATATCTGATCAATTTAAAAGTCAAGCTGAATTAATTAAAGCTATGGAGGATAGTAGATATAACGATGATCCTGCATACCGAGAAGCAATTCTCGACAAACTTGAACGTTCAAACATCAATTTTTAACTATGGCACCATACGGAAAAGGCACCTACGGATCACAAGTAGGTAGACCACCTAAGAAAAAGAAAGGTACAAAGAAGAAGTAGATAGTCATGGCGACCTGACCGATCATCCTCGCCATTCACCTATCTCTTAAATCGAATGACTACAACTACCGAATACGGTAAGCAAAATATTTTTGCTAAAGAAACACCACCTAGAATTATGAACAACAACGAACAAGACTTCTTGATGGAGCAAGCTGAAAGGACTAATGGTCAACTAGCCATGATCGGTTTCATTGCTGCCATCGGAGCATACGTAACTACTGGACAAATCATTCCAGGTATTTTTTAACTTTATAAATGACTACAGCCACACTAACAAAACCATTTGACAACTGGCAGCGTTTCTGTGACTGGGTTACGAGCACAAACAACCGCCTCTACTTGGGGTGGTTTGGTGTTCTCATGATCCCTGCACTATTAACCGCTGCAACAGCATTTATCATAGCTTTTATAGCTGCACCACCAGTTGACATAGATGGAATTAGAGAACCTGTAGCAGGATCTCTTCTCTATGGAAACAACATCAT